GTTGGACGTCATGGCCCGATAGCCGATGCACTGGCCGTTGAGCATGTTGCCCGTCCACAGCGGCGTGTCGGTGCTGGTGAAGCGCTGGCGAGTCATCAGCAATTCGGTAGCCAGCGGGTGCGACACCTAGCCGCAGCCCTCGGTCAGCGTGTTGGCGACCGCCAGGTCCGTCTGCGAGTTGAGCAGCAGCGCGTAGGTGATCGACGTGCCGGTGAAGGCGCCGATGCCGCCGGTGGTGATGATGCCGGTGGGCTGGCCCGAGGCGCCCGAGCCGTTCAGGCCGGCTTGGTCGACTGCCAGCGCCACCTGGGCGGCCAGGTCGGACATGACGATCGACTCGGCGCTGGGGTCGCTCTGCAGCTGCAACTGACGGCTGATGCGGGTGGCGGCCACCACGGTCTTGGGCGTGAGCGCCATCTGGCCGAAGGTCTGGTCAGAGAAGGCAGCGCCGGTGCCCGACTCCGCGCTCATCCAGTTGGCCACGGCAGCGCCGTTCTGACGCGGGACGGCGACGTTGCCGACCAGGCCCGACAGGCGACGCGCGCCCATGTTGAACAGCACCGAGCGGTTGCGCAGCAGGTCGATGAACGACACGTTGGCCGTTTCGACCAGGAAGCCACCCGCCGAGCCCGTGCCGGCGACGATGTCGCGCTGCTGGCGGTGCACCTGAGCCTTGAGCACTTCAGCCGGGATGAAGAAGTTGTTTTCGGCCTGCGCGCCGCGGCCCAGCTTGTTCATGACCTGGGCGGCCACGGCCTCGTGGCAGCGCTTCTCGAAGCCGGCCTTGGAGAAGTCACCCGACTGCACCGCGGAGATCATGCGGAACAGCGAGAAATTGGAGACTTCCTTGTCGGTCAGGCCGATGGCGGCGACCTCGGCGGGCTTGTCCTTGCCACGCTCTTCGAGGACCTTGAGCGCCTCGTCGCTGATGGCTTTGAAGTCCTTGCCGCTGGCGATCCAGTGCGAGGCCATGCGCACGTCCAGATTCATGGCGCGGCACAGGTTCTCGATGGCGACCTTGCGGTCCCTTTCCATCTGAACCGGGTCGAGTTGCGTGGCTTGCGGGGTTGCGGCTTGGGGACCCGCCGCGGGGGTTTCGACGACAGCAGTCACTTGTGTGACTCCTTTCAGAGATGCGGCGGGGGCCGCGGGTTGAGAAACTGCATCACGCTGCTCGACATTGATCGCGCAACGGGTTGTGGCGGTCTGTGCGGCGCGCGTGCCGGCTTCGGCATCGGCGCCCACGGCGACCATTGAGATTTCAAACGGCTGCCACTTGACGGCGCGCAGCACGCGGAAGCCAGACTCCTTGTCGCGGCCAACCTCGCGCATTTCGATGATCGAGTAGCCTACGGAGACGTTGCGGATGATCCCGCTCTCGACATCACGCCAAAATGGCTGAACATCTTCACGCTCGGAGAACCGAAGCTCTGCGTAGCCTTTGCCGTCTTGGAGCCAAGCGCGCTCGACGACACCGAGCACGCTGTCAAGCCGGCTGCTGTCGTGCGTGTTGAGCACCGGAGCGCCGGACATAAGCCGGGTCATGTCGACGGCACCCGATGACATGTCCAGCTCTTCAATGAAAGACTCGTCCTCCCACCAGTCGTAGCGCCGCACGCGCGCGCCGGCTGACCACATAACCGTGACCGTGCGCGACTCCGCCTTTATCGATTGCACCGGCGCAAGGCGCCGTTGCTGCGGCATGTCCACGAGACGGGTGGCTCGCTGATCCATAGTCTTACCTCCAAAGCGAAACGACCCGCTGCTGCGGGTCGTTGGTGGTGTCGTCATCGTCGGCCGCGTCGCCGTCGTCATCGGGCGGCTCGGTGTCATCTTCTGCGTCGTCAGCAGAAGGCTGGGCCGGCGCTGCCGCTGCAGGCGCGGCCTCGGGCATCACGGTGGTGTCGACGTCGATGTTGTGCTTGGCCAGCATGTCAAGCTCGATGCGGCGCTGTTGCACCACGTCTTCAATGTCGTCACCCGCGCCGGTGAGCTCGATGACCTTGGTGAGCGTCATAAAGCCGGCCTTGACCGCCTCTTTGTAGGCCGTGACCTCTTTGGTTGGGTCGACATAGGACCAGCCGCGGAACTTCCAGCGCACGGCCTCATAGCGCTCGGGGTCGCTGAAGTACTGCTCGGCCGTCAGGCCCGCAATGGCGCCGGCCAGCGTGGCACGCTGCATGAACACCGCGTGCAGCGGCTCGCGGAAGCTGCGCACCCACCACTGCTGCAGCACCATCCACAGGTCACGATCGTCCAGCCGCGCCAAGCGGCTGGAGCTGTAGTTGCTCTGGCTGTAGTCGCGGCTGAGGCTTTCATAGCTGACGCCGACCGCGGCCGCGGTTTCGCGCAGCATGTAGCGCATGAACGGATCGAGCGCGGTGTTGGGCCGGTTGGGCGCGTGGAAGTCGAGCTTTTCACCAGGGTTGAGCCCCTGAATGACGCCGGGCTCGATGTCAATGCGGCGGTCGCCGCTGTCTTCCTCCACGCCGGCCAGCGGGTTGTCGGCGTCGCTGCTGATGGTGCCAAAGTAGTTGGCCGACATGCGCGCGGCGGTGAGCTCGGCGCCGCTGTACTCATCCATGTCGTGCAGCTTCTTAATGGCCGCGTGCATCCAGGGCTCGCCGCGGGTTTGCGGCCAGCGGTCGGTGAGCTTCAGATGAATGATCTGCTCGGCCGGCACGCGCGTGAAGCGCTGCGAGCCTTGCGCGTTGGCGCGCAGGTCACCGGGGTGCGATTCGCGGATCCAGTAGGCAATGGGGCGAAAATACTCGTCTTGCTCGACGCCCATGCGCACGTTGGCTGGCACCGCTCCGCCCGGCGTGGTGAACTCATCGGCCAGGCGTTCGGCCTCGATGATCTCGAGCGCCAGCGGCACCTGCGACCCACCCATGCGGCGGTTGTGCAGTCGGATGATGACCTCGCCGGCCTCGAACACCTGGCCCATGCCCATGCGCTCGATCTCGTGGAAGTGCAGCGCGGCGCCCACATGGCAGTGGCGCGCCTTGGACCAGGCGGCAAAGGCAGCCTCGATCGCGCTGTTGAGCGGCGCGCGCAGCTCGCCACGCGTGGCCATGACCTGCGCCTGCATGCCGACACCAGAGCCGACCACGTTGTTTTGCACCAGCACCTTGGCGCGCTTGGCGTAGCCGGCATCGCGCACCAGCTGGCGCGAGCGGGCACGCAGCTGCGTGAGGCTGAGCGCGAGCTCGGCATCGGCGCTGGTGTTGCTGTAGCCGGCAAACCCGGCCGTCAGGCGGCTGCTGCGGGCGGCGCCGTACATGCGCAGCCCCAGGCGCTTGGGGGCCAGCATGCGCGCCAGGCGGTGGCGAAGGCGGTCAAGCATCAGCGATACCCCACGACGTAACGGCGCGACACGCCGAGCTCGGCGTTGACCTGCGCTTTGTAGTAGCCGCGCAGCTTGAGCAGCTCGTCGACCGTCATTCGCTTGAGACTGCGACCGGCGATGCTCATCTCCTGCTGGTCCACCGTGGCGCGGTTGGCAAGCACGGCGTTAATGGCGTCGAGCGCGGCCTCAGCCTGGCTGCGGATGTCCGCGCCCTGCGCAACCGTGGCTGGGTTGACCTGCACGGTTAGCGAGCCGCTGCCCAGGCTCTGCCGCTCGCCGGCTTTTTCGACCCACCGGAACCAGTTGTAGGCGCCGGGGGTCCAGGCGGCCGTGGCCGTGGGCGTGGCCTGCACCCGGTAGTCCGTCGTGTTGACCGTGGTGGCCGTAATTTCGACCGGCGCTTGCACAGGCGTGGTAAAGCGCGGCACCAATCGATACTTGAGCACCCAGGCGGCGGTGGCCGGGTAGTCCGCGACCACGTCCGTAAAGTCGAGCGTGTCGCCTGCGATCAGGCTGTCGACCATGCTCATGCGGGGGCCTTTCCAATGCGGCGCCGCGTGCCCTGCACGCTGGCGCTGCCAATCCGTTGCGAAGTGTCTTGCACGCTGCTCGGGCCAATGCGCCGCGTCTGGGCGATGACCTGCTGCGTGTATTCGCTCGCGCTAAATGTGCCGCTGCCGGCCAGGCCGGGCAGCAGCATGGCGAACGCGTTGAACGTGCGGCCAGGTGCGACGCCTTGCGCCGCAAACACACCGCCCGCGATGAGGCTGGCGGTGCTGATAAGTGTCACGCCATTGGCGGTGACCGCGCCCGCGCCGCCGCTGGCACTGCCAGCGATGAAGCTGGCCGTGGCCGTGAGCGTGACGCCGCTGGCCGTGACGCCGGCGCCGCCAGTGGCCGTGCCAGCGATGAGGCTGGCGGTGGCCGTGAGCGTGACACCGGCGCAGGTGGCGGCACCCGTTGCAGTGCCCACCACCAGACTGGCGGTGGCGGTGAGCGTAACGCCGTTAGCGGTTGCGCCGCTGCCGCCGGTGGCGGTGCCAGCGATGAGGCTGGCGACCGCAGTGACGGTAACGCCGTTAGCCGTGCTGCCGCTGGCCGGCTGGTTTAGCAGCAGCAGCAGCATGGGATTACGGCGTCAAATTAAATGTCAGGGTGCTGGTGTTCTCGACGGCGTCATCGACGCGGCTCAAGAGCGCAGCCGGCTGGGTTTCGATGGGCGGCTGATGCACGGTGACTTTGATGTCCGCCGGCGCGGCTGATCCGATGTTGGGCAGATACCCGTTGCCGATGACCACGGTGACGCCATCGTCTTCGGTCGTGCCCTGCGCCATCTCCACGTTGATGACGCCAAACGGGGTGCCGGTGGCGGTGCCCTGCGCGTCATCGCGCACGAGCACGTCGATACTTGCTGCTCTGGTCGTCATGTTGATCCTCTCTCTAGGCGTAGGTGATGAAACCAGTCACGTCGTTCAACGTGATGGCGGTGTTGTCGGTGTTCCCGCGTCCACCTGTGATGGCAACGCTGATGGCGGCTGCAAACCCGACGCCGCCTTCGCCCGTCAAGATATCGACGGGCACACTGTTGGGCGGTAAAGCGATATCGAGGACGGCCGAGGTCGTTCCCATGACCACGGAGCCGGCGGCAGTGTTGAACACCTTGAGATAGCGCGCGGAGGCGTTGCTGTTGACGGCATAGACCTTAATCAAGCGACCGGCCGAACCCTTGGCCGCCTGCGCTGCCGGCGTGGCGGGGGAACTGAGGTTGACGGGCGTCGCGGCACCAGTGGAGCTGCCGCGGTACTGCACGCCGACGTCGCCGATAGCCGCCGTGCCTGCCGCAATCGTGGCATTGGCGACAGTTGCCGTGACCGTGCCGCTTGACACCGTTACCGGCTGCGCGGCGGGGAACGTGACAGGCAGCGCGGCTTGTGCTCCCAGCGGGCGCACGCCAGCGATAAACGTAGGCGCGTTTACCGTATCCTCGACCGCGACGAATCCAACCGTCCAGGTGGTTGTGCTGGCAGGCGCGGTCGCGCCATTGAACGACCACAGGTAGAAGTACAGTTCAACGTCATCGTCCGGAATGTTTTCGATCCGGCTCGCTCGGGTCGTGACGGTCGGCGTCGTGCTTGACGCGACTAGCGCGTCGGAAAAACTGACATTGCGACCATCCGCGTACATCTGGATGACGTGACCCGGTGACGCGGTCGTGTTGATGGTCGCGGTGGTGTCGCCACTATTCCAGCCGCGCCGCTGTGCATCGACAGATGCGTTGGTCGCGGTCGTGCCGGTGTACAGCGT